CACCTTTACCCCACATAAGGTAAGTTTCGATGTCATAAGCAATTTTAGAAAGGTGAGCTGCTTCTAATTTCGTGATGAAAGAACGAACAAGATTTCCATTCTCTTGTGCTTTTTTCACGTAATCAACACCTCTTTCTTTTACCATACCTTCTAATGTATTGATAGAAGGATCCATAGTTGTATCAAAGTTTTTCCAGATTTCAGTTACAGGAACTGAACCATCTACTTTCATACCACCTTTCTCCATCAATTTAACTTTAGAAGAGATTGTGTAATGCACGTGTGCATCTGAATTTCCTACGTAGTTGTAGAACTCACGAGTTGAGTGAGTCATAGAAAGATCAGAATATCTTTCACCGTACTCACCACGAGCAGAACCTACTCTAAAGAAATACGTGTTGTTCGTCAAGAAACGGTTATCAAATACACCTTCAGAATCATTGTTTGGCATTTGAACTGTATAGATTACACCATCACCTAAATCAAGGATGTCCTCGTCAGTGATATATAACTCTTTACCATTGAACTTATCATAAGTGATTATATCACCATGACCAAAAGTTCTTTTGTTCATTTTGATTTTAAACGGTGTACCATCTAAACCTTTGCTCGTGTTGTTTGGATCTAAATCCTCAACAATGAACGGAAGTTCTTCAGAAACTGGTGTGCTCCATTTATACTCACCTCTTGGGTGTTGAACCTCAATTACGTTCTTACCGTTGAATGAAGACATTTGATATAAAGGCATCTCAACTTTTTTAACTTGAGCCCATAATTCAATAGGACCTAAATCATCAGGTTGTGCGTCTTTCATCAAGTTCATTAAGTGGTAAGAATCCACATGAGAGCTCGCTGTGTAATGGTTGTCACGAAGGAACATACCATTATTTAAAACTGGTGTACTCATTTATTTGTTATTTATTAATTACTAATTTATCTTGCAAAAATGTTTCTTGCACTTTTCTTCAACGTACCACGTTGGTTACTTCCTTCTTTGGTATCAGTTACTGAAGATGAACCTTGTCTTGAAGCTTCTTCTGTCTTTAACATCCTTACCGTTTTTGCATTGGCATCTTTGCTACCTATTTGTTTTATGTTGTTACGGTAATCATCTGGATCTGCTAACAACCATAGTGCTTCTGCAACTAATGATGGATTTGCATTTTTTCCAAATTGGTGCTGCTCTAACAAATATCCTAAAGCATTTGTAGGTTTCCCTTCTGCAGTTTGATATTTACTTGAATCAACTAAACCGTAGTACAACATGTTTTGAACTTTAGAATTTAATGGAATCCCATTAAGCTCTGTAGTGTTCAGTGTTTTGTATATTGTATTCGTGTACTCTTTTTGAGTTTCCTCTTTTCTAATTTTTGATGCTTGTTGATCTTTCAATCTTTTTTCAACAACCTCTGCTTGTTTTGAATCTAACTTCGGTTTGTATCTTTCAGCAAATTTTTGAAGATCCCCTCTATCTTTTAGGATATTAATTTCATCTTCAATTTCTTCTGTTGTATCAAAAGTTTGAGAAGCTTGATACCATTGTCTGATAATATCTTCTTGATCTTTTTCAACTGTAACATCTAAATCAAAAGTTTCTTGAACCTTTGCAAGTTGTGCAAAAATTGATTTTGTATCCTGGCCACCATTTAATGCATAATGTACAGCCGCTTGAACTTCTTCAGGTAATTGTTTGAATAGTTCAACTGGCGCATTCTGTGCAGCACTGGAAACCTGTGAAGAAATGTTTGCTTGAATCAATTCCTTGAAATCGGCTAACGTATAATCTTCTAAAGATTTATCATCATCAAATGCTTGCAACGTACCGTCTTCGATAAGACTTTTTGCTGCTTCAATCATTGCATCTTTACTTAACGTAGGTCTTCCACCTTTGTTAACAGGAGCTTCGTCTTCATCTTCTTCATCATCAGATAAATTAGAATCTACTGCACTCGCAACTGCATTTTTTAATTGATCATTGCTTGCATCTTTTAATGCTTCAGGTGTAGCACTATCAATGTCATTGTCAAGGAACGATGTGTCAACATTGCCTGAATTTAAAACCGAAGGTTTGGTACTTGTACCAGTTACAATCGATGCGGAATCAATTCCTAATAATTCATCCAAGTTATCAAAATCAACTTCCTCTACCGTTGTAGTGGAAGCGTTTGCTGCTGCATCTGCAGCTGCTCTTTCTTCTTCTGTCATAATGTGTTGGTTTTATTACTGACTATAATTAATATACGCAAAAATATTGGTTTTTAAATATAATATGTTTAACTATTTTTAAGTACACTTTAGTTTTGAAACATACTATAGTTAAAACCTAACAAATCATTACTTGTTAGGTTTTTTCTGATCAAATTTATTCTTGTTTTCACGTGCGATTGCAAAATCCATTTGTTTGTTTCTGCTATCAGTTGCTAGTTTTTCACGTTCTAAATCAAGCTTTTGTTGAGCAATGTTGTTTCTATTGTTTTCTTTTTCTTGATTAAACCCCATTGTCTGTTGGTATTCATCTGAAGATTTAATTTCTTTCATTGCATCAGTATAATCTGATTCTTGATTTTGATTAATATCTTGTTGAGCTCCATATCCAGAAGATTTAATTTCAGCTTCCAATAAACGATTTCTACGATCTTTTTCTTTCTCTCTGGATTCATGATCCATAAGCATTTGTTTTTCTTGCTGTCTTGCTTGGATTTCAGCTTCTTGTTGTTGTTGTGCTTGTTGCGCTTCTTCTTGACGACGAGCATCTGCTTTTTGTTCAATTGCTTTTAATGCATTGTTGATTGTTCCTAAAGAGTCCGACTGCATAAGTTTACCTAAATCGTAAACAGAAGCACCAGTTGTATTATTAGAAATAAATAATTGTTTTAACTGTTCAAGGATTGCACGATTATTTGCATTTGTATTACAGAATACATTTAAGTCGATTAGTAATAAATCTGTACCATTGATTTCAAAATTTGCTCTTTCGTCTTGTGCAATCATTCCTTGCAAACGAACTGATGATTTTGTTGAATGATAATATTGTGCAAGGTTAGTACGCATCTCGTGTACACGCGGCATTAATTGATCACAGTGTTGTGCAAAGTATGTTTCAGTTTGTGCAAATGAACCAGTCATTGCTTGTTCTACACCAGTTGCTGTATTTATCTGACCAAGTTGTTGGCCCATACGTTGAGGATTTAACCCTACAACTTCCATTGCTTGTTGTTTGAAATAATTAGCAAGTTGAATACGTGACATCAATCTTTGTGATTGTTCCATGTTTAAAACTTGGTAATGTTGGAAGTTGGTTGCACTTTCTGTATTAGCAATACTTGGATCTAATGGAAGCATTGAAAAATCTTTCATTGCTACGTATGCTTTAGCCAAGTTACCTTTCCCCCAGTCTTCACCCATAGAATGTTTTGGTAATGCATTTTGGTCAAGTACAACAACGGTTCCAATCTCATCAATAAGAATGTCAGAGATTTGGTTGTTAACGACGTTAAATCCAATTTGTGCAGGTTTCATTAAATCAACTAATGAAATTGATTTAGTATTTCTATCTGAAAACACACGACCTTCGATTGGAAGTTTACATCCGTATAATGTTTGATCACCTTTAAATTGAAAACGTAATGGTCCAGGAGTTCTTCTACCAACACCAATATAAATAGGATCGAAATCACTATCTTGATTTGTGTTAAAGATTGTACGGTTGTTACCTATCTTAACCCCACCAATAGTTTGGTTAATCCAAATCCATTCAATGTGGTCACCAAATACTAAATTATTTTCAGTTTTATTTTCAGTGAAGGTGGTGTTATATATTGGTTGATCAACAACTAAATAATGCTCATCTACAATTGATGTTATTACTGCACCATCTGCATCAATCTTTGTTAAGTGTCCTATCTTTCTTTGTGTTTTCCAATACACTGTAGAAACACGTAGCATTTCTGAATTATGCAAAAGCCCTGTATGTTCACTTTCTCCAATAATCCAAGATACAACGTCATGCGCATCGTATGCATTATCCATGTAAGTAAGATGGCGTTTCATATCAACACCTGTTTTTCTATTTTCGTCAACCGAAAGATCAGAGTCATACAAAGAACCATCGTTTGGAACACCATCAATCATATAACGAGCAGAACGTGCAGGATGCAACAATTCAAGTGTTTCTAATTGATCGGCTGTCATTAAATAACCATATTTATCTACAACATCTGCTATAGTTAACATGTCAATCCAACCAGCCCAGTTTGCTTGTGAGATGTATTGTGTGCTTGGTGATTTATGGTAAAATGTTAATGCTGGGTTCAACAATTCAATGTTGTAGTCATCTTCCAACATTTTAAAATGCCAAAATTCACAATCAGCAATCAATGAATCTCTAAAAGCAACTTCTTCCATTTCATCCATACGGAATCGATTGACATCAATTGCATGTTGTTTAGAAGCCCATTGCTCACCCAACGTCTGATATTTTTTAGAATAAAAATCTTCAATTCCTGGAAGTTTTTTTAATGCTTCTGGATCAAGTTGTTGCTGCGCTTCTTCAGAATTAGGATCCATTCCCATTTCTAGCATTTGAGCCATTAACTTTTGCTGTGCATGTTCAATCAATACAGAACTTATATCCTGTACTTTTTTATCCATGATTTCATTAAAAGAATACTCATCTATAGCACGATAATCAATGCGTGTATTTCTTTTTGCAAATTCACTAACAAGTGTATTGATTACATTAGGTATGATTGGATAGAATTTTAATTCCATTGCGCTATCGCGATCTTCAGTAAGAACTTCCAACATCTCTGTCATGTCATTCTCTACAGTAGGAATGTAATCAGACTTGTCGATTGTACCTTTAGCCAACTTATAATTTTTCATTATACGTCGAGCCTTGCTAGAAATTTGTTTAATTCCTTGCCATTCTAACCAATCCATGTTATGCCTGTACCACTCATCATCTTTTTCATCAGCAGGTAAAAACTGTATTGGTTGGGTAAATACACCAAATTTACTTTTTTTGGTTTTTTTACCTTTCTTAATGTCCATTGCGTTTATTAACTCCATGCTATTTTAAATTTTTGAATGGGTTTCTACTTTTAGTAAAGCTACTACTTTGTTTGTTCATTCCGATATTTTTAAAAGGACTTCTATTTAATTTATACAAATTTTCTGAATTTTCCAAATATTGAGCGTCTTCATATTCAACTCTTTTCTTTAAACCGCGATTTGATTCCTGAATTTTAACAAAGGTAATCAATGCACCCAAAGAAATCAACCTATCGACGTTTACTCCTGGTTGATATTGTTCCATCTCTACCATGGCCATAATATCAGGTATTCTGCTGATACCAAAATACTTTTTGTACACTTTACCGTTCTCATCAACTTCCTCATCCAGTTCTTCTTTTAAGAACTCAATTAGGTAACTTAACATAACTGTTTTAAACAGAGTCGATACGTTTCTCCAACCATATTGTTGGAATTGAGTTTTTGATGCCTGTACTTCTTTAGAAAGAACCATTTGAGATGATGGAACCAAATACTTCTGTTTGCGTTTGAATTGCATGTACTGAATAAATAATGGTACGTTGTTCTCAACTATTGTCCACGCTTGATACCATTCAATTAATATTTCCAGACGCTCATGGGTTTTATTAATGTCATCGAAACGACCACACCAACAAGCAACAATTTTATCGCCTTCAATGTGTACTTCAACTTCACCATTCTCTTTTACTCGTTGTACTTGTACAGGATTTTTATAAATGTAAATAGAACATAACGATTCTGATGTAACAGTTTTACCTTCACCAACTGGATCGACAGATGCAAAATATGTTGTACAGAAATCTTTTTCTTCGTCGGGTTCTTCCCATATCTGAATTACACCAGTCTTATCTTCTGCTGCTTTTGGTATTGGAAAGTCTTTGATCGGTGGTTTGTTTGTTAACGATGCAACAATTCCACCAAGAGTATCATATTCTAATTTATATGATTTATATGGGTAATCACCCTCTTCAATATCGCGCTTATTGCTTTTAATTAATTGTGTTGGAAATATACTTTCGCCACGAAAAGCAAAGGCTTCTTCTAAATTAGTTGGATGTTGTGAAATACGAATTTGATATTGTTCTGGATCCAAATCTTTTTTCCATTGAATACGTTTTTCTTTAATCGCATCAAGGGCTTCTTCAACTTTACTATTTCCAAACTCATCAATGAACGGTGGCATTGACCATTGTTCAGGAATAAATAATCCTGTTTCAGCAGTAACGCCTTTGTCATTAATCCATTTATTTTTTATACCATAAAAGCCATTTCCCTTTGGTTTGTACATGAATTTTTTCAATGGCTCACATTGTTTCAAATCACCTACTGATCCTGCAGCAATAAAGTATCCAGTAGTAATATCTCCAGACTCCATCGCTGGACGCATGAACTCGTATGTATTATCCATTGATTTAGCAATTCCAGCTTCTTCATAAAAGAATAAAGTACATAAACCCCCTACCCCTGCTGTATCTGATTGTTCAAATGATAATGATTGAAGTACACCCTTTCTTCCTTTTTCAGTCTTACGTCCATTCTCAACGTACTCAATCTTTTGCTGCCATTCTCCAACACCACCTGGATTCATTGGACGATACCAAGCAGTATGTTTATTCAAGAAAATTCTATACGATTGTAAAATTTTCCATGTACCAGTTACACCTGTGATGTAGGCGGATAATGATGCTCCAATTTTTAGTATTGGTGATTGTTCGAACCAAAGTACATTTAGCAATTTTGCAGCGTGATATAATGAAGAACCAAACTGACGTTTCTTTAAAACAACGCCATGTTCGTAATTTAATTCACCTATCCATTCATACAACGCCATGTGCATTTGTGAATCCCAAATGTCCGTAAAGTCATCTGTCTTTTTAACCTTGTCTGGTATTTGTAAAAAGTTAATCCAGAAATAGTAATCACGTGGTAAATACCATTGTTTAGTTCCTACTTTAAAAAATACTCCTTTCCGAGATTTTAATTTTTGCTCATCCCAATAATTAATAAAATCTCGACTTCCTTCTAATGCTTTGGTATAATAACCATGTTTCCTAAAGTGATTTCCTGGTTCCTGAAAGATTTGAATTGTTTCGTCAAATTCATATTCACCGGGTTCTTTAAAATAATTTGTTTCCAAA